ATTTTATAATTTTGCTTGCGCCATGACATTATAGAGTAGATCAGCGATACAACTCACCGCAATAATGAATTCGTTTTTATTGATATGATTTGAATTTAATAAAAATCGGGCGAGTAGTTCAGCTTGTTCGAGTTTTGCAAAGCTATCTAAGTTTAATTGAACAATATCATTTGAAGATGCAATGTTTAAAATCTGATGTTTCATGATTGAATTCCTTGTGGAGTAAATTTATTTAATCACCAACAGCACGCCAATACTGGAGGTGAACTGAACAAGGTTGGCGTACCGCTCCACAAGAATACGGCGAGCCTTTCGGCTCCCTTATCCAGCTCACCATTGAATAGGTACAACTAGATTATAGGCATAAAAATACCGCTTTTAGCGGCTATGCGCTTGTGGAATAATGCAGGACGCCAATCCTGATGTTAGATTTTGCTAACGTGGTTTTAATATACATGAAAAAAAGCGTGTTAGTCAACATAATAAAGTTGGGCTTATAGTTTTTAATTAATAGTTTGTTCTTTCTGCGTTCTTATATTTTGTGAAAAAGGTATTTTTACATTTGGGTTGGGGCAGTTACTCGGTACAATTGTTTCTGATATTGATTGCATCGCTGTAAAGGTATGGCCACAAAATATATTTGAACACTGATAATATTGTTTTCTGGTTAATTCGGATAACGCTTCACTTGAGCGAATAACGGCTTTTAGTTTACAGTGTGGGCATTTCATCGATACTTTACCTCTTTTTTAATTTTTAGTTAATTTTATATTAACTTTTAATTAAATCCAGTGTTATTCATTTTCTTCTTTAGGTTTTTCGTCATCTTCTAATTTAATTTCGAGTTCAACATAAGTGGTATAACCGCTGTTTGTGTCTAAGCTGTGCGTGCATCGGGTTATTGTCCATAGTGTTGAGTCGATTTCCTTTTTAAATCCTTCGACTGACGTTGGCATTTCTGGGTAAATGTCAGGGCGTCCTTCGGCAAGGGTGATGCTAAATTGTGATGCACCACGTTGTAATTTGTACCATTCATTACGAGCCGCTCGGTAAGCATTTTGTTTTGATGCGTATGTGTGCCGTAATATTTTTACATTTCCATCGGCGCCGACTAGCACGCCATTTTCATCTTTGTTTGTTTGGTTGTTTTTGTTTTTTGTTTTTCGAGTCGCTTTGGTTTGCTGTTTTTTCTGTTGGCGGTAGTCAATCCAATAAGCTTTTACACCCGTGTAAGCATTTCTATCGGCAATAGCAAAGCGGTGCTGGTCGCCAAGTTTGCGGGTAATTGTTGTTGTCGGGATGTCTTGACCATTTACCGTTTTTGCCAATCCTTTTTTGAAAATAATCAGCATGCCGTTTTTTAATGTTACAGCGGCATTAAAATCGTTGTATAGGCGTGTTAAAAATGAAGCATCAGATTCGTTGGTTTGGTCTATATGGGCAATGTGTTCATGCTCTATACTTTTATCTATCCTGAACAGCAGATCGTGCCGTTTTGCAATTTCTTCGGTTATTGCCCCAAGTGTTGTGTCGGAGTAGCTTTTTTCGCGTTTTTCGTTTAGTGAGTCACGCAAATTGGCGCTTTTACCACGAATTGATAATACGTCGGGCGTTCCTGAATGCTCGCATTCGTCAATGGTGAAGATATTTTGTAAAATGACGTTATCATTAACCCAGCCTAGTGATACGCTAATTTGAACTCCTCGCTTTGGTAGTTCAAGTTTGCCGTCGCTATCGTCTAGTTCAATAGATATGGTGTCAGCATCTAACCCTCGATTATCAGTAATTTGCATCGAGATAAGACGTTTATCAAAGTTAGATGTAATATCTTTGTTATCAATAGTAATTGTGTAGGTTGGTTGTTTCATATCATTCCTATAATATCCGCGAAAGGTAACCAGTCTGGAGGGTCAACTTTTGTTAGTGATATAGTGAATTCAATTTTGCGTGGTGCACCATCTTTAAAAAATTCTGTTTTTGTTTTTTTTAAATTGGTCATGACGAAGAAGCCAAGTGGTATGCTTGTACCTTCTATTAATGGCCATGAGTAACCAAGGTCGGCCATTCTTTCTAAAACGGCTAAACTTAATCTACCCCCTGTTAATTCTGGATACAATACGCCAGATAAGGTTATTGTTTCGTTATCACGGCCAATAAATTGTAATGCTGAACGCTGATTTACACGTGAATTTGCCGGAAACCGCCAATCTTTATTTTCTTCCGCAGTCTGATACGGTATTGTTTTTAAGCTGAAAACAAATAAGCCATAACACATCATCATATTAATCGATATCCCTTAAACTTGATCTGTAGCGTGCTGATTGATTGCGTTCACGTCGTTCTATCTCTTTAGCCACACAACGTGCTAATTCTTGTTCATTCATGCTTGGGGTGGCATTTATTGTTATGTAATATTGTGGTGATACACTAGAAGTACCGCTAATAGGACGACGATTATCTACGATAACACCGCTTGAAAGTTGTGATCCTGTGGTTATTATGTTGTTTGCAAGTTGGCCAACACTTTGTATTGCGTCATTTTGATTTCTTTCAATACCGTTAACATACCCATCAACCGTGTGTCCTCCAAATTTTGCAAACAAACGAGAAGGGGAGTGAATGTCTAATGTATTTTTAAATCGGTTACTGATGCTTTTCCCTAGTTGACTCATTGAGCGGAACGCATCGCTTTGGTTATGTTCAATGCCGTGTATATAGCCGTCGATAGTATAACCGCCAAACTTAGCAAAAACTCTGGATGGCGAGTGAATATCTAAAGTACTTTTAAACCAGTTGCTAATATTGGTGCCAAGATTTGACATTGTTACTTTGATATTTCCATATTTGTTATTAACCCCATCAATTAAACCATCAGCAATATAAGATCCGATTTTTGTAAATTTATTAAAGAAGTTTCCTTCTCCGGTAAGCGTTTCTTCTATTTTTTTTGCTAATTCCCCAATTTTTTGAGGTATTGAAAATAAGTCTTTAATTGTATTTACAATTATCTCCTGTAGTTTTTTAAATAACCAAATTAATGATTTAATTGCAGTTCCTATGGTGTTGCCAAAAGATTTACCCGCTTCTTTTGTTTTTTGAAACTCTTCTTTTGTTAATTCTACGGGTTTAAATAGATCACAAAACCAATTTATTAAGCCGCTTATTTTTTCTCCAAGCCATTTAAATCCATCTCCGATTGTTGTAACAAACGGTTCAAGATATGAAAATTCTTCAACTACGGGTGATAATGATTCTTTCAATCCCTCCCAAAATCCAATAAACCAAGCTTTAATTGGCTCCCAGTATTTACGAATTACTAATGCGGCAATAACAATAACAGCAATTATTGCCGTAATTGCCAACCCGATTGGAGTAAATAAAAAAGCGCGACCAACAGAAGTAAATATGAACCCTAAGCCTTTTAAAGCGGCTCCAAAGGTTTTTATCGGTGACCCCGCTATTGCAAGTAAAGCACGTCCAAGCGCTTTCAATCCTCCGCTAGCTATGTTTGTTTTAGTGAAGAAACCACCCAGAGACAATCCTAATCGTGATAATATAAATCGGGTCATCAACATTGGACCAAATACACTCATTAGCATTATTGCAAATGCGCCAAATGCCGTGGTGATTGCTGCAAGTCCTGCGCCAATAACAACCAAGGCCTTACTTAATGCGGGATGTTTTTTTAGAAATTCACCAATACCGTGCAAAAATTTAGTTAAGCCTTGGATGGCAGATCGTAGCCAGTCATTGTTTTTTTCGAATAGTTCAACGCTAATGTTTTCAAATGCGGCATGTAGCATTGTCATATCACCAGCTAAATTGTCGAGTTTTGTTTTTGCAACTCTGGCTGCTTCGCCATCATATTCCCCTTGCTCTCCACGCATTTTTTTCAAAAAGCCTGTTGATGCTTGAGTTAGCAAAACTTCAAATCCAGTTAAACCAATTTGCCCTGCAATTTGTTTATTTATTTGGGCTCGTTGTACATTGCCCATGTGTTTGGTGGCTTCAGATATTTCTGACATGATATCAATAACATCACGCATATTGCCGTTTTTATCGGCAACTTTAACGCCCAGTTTTGCTACAGCATTCGATGTGCCAAGCCGCACTAAAATTTGACGTAATGTTGTACCTGCTTGACTTCCTTGAATACCTGCATTACCCATTACAGCTGTTAGTGTTGAAATAGTCTCTAAGCTTTGTCCAAAGCTAGCTCCAACTCCTGCGCTATATTTTAGGGATTCGCCTAGCATAGGAATATCAACATTATTGCGAGTAAACATGGCCGTTAGAACATCAGCAACGTGATCCATTTTTTCTGCAGGTAATCCCATAGCCATTTGAATGTTTGATGCAATATCAGCTGTAGTGCCGAGATCAACATCACCAGCGGCGGATAGATTCAGCATGCCAGGCATTGCTTTTAATATTTGATCTGGGTTATATCCCGTTCTTCCTAAGAAATATTGTCCTTGAGCAACTTCGCTATCGGTAAATTTAGAGACTAATGGCAATTCTCGTGCTTGTTTTCTTAGCGCTAACATACGAGGATCGTTTTTGTCATCAATTCTTGTTACTGCTTGGGTTGCACTCATGCTGGCATCAAATTGGTAGCCTACACCTAATATATTCTTCATGCCTCTTGCTACGGTTCGCCCTGTTGATAAGGCTCCATAGCCAACACCGCCTAGTATGGCAACTCGTTGCATACCTGTGTCATATTTTGCACGGATATTATTCAACTTTTTTAAGTGAGTATTGTATTTATCCCATTTTAAATTTTGTTGTTCAAGCGCTTGTGTAGTAGCTACAATTTTTGATTTTAAGGTTTCCTGATGATTTATTATATTTTTGGTACTAATTCCTGCCCTTATGAATTCGGTATATTGCCTTCTTTGTTTAGAGGCTAATGAAATAAATGAGTCTTTTAATTTATTAGCTTCTTTTTTTGCTTTTTCTAACTCTCGCCTCATTTTTTTTGTTGATGACGATGTATTAGTAAATTGTTCAGAAAGTAATTTTACTTTATCCCGAGCATCATTAAATGCTTTTCGTGAATCTTTAACTTGTTGCTTTAATTTGGCAAAACCATCAAGATTTTTTTGAAGATCATTTAGTTGTGATAGTTTTTCTTTTGTTTCTTTAATTTGTTGAGCAAGTCCTTTTGCACCGCCTTTTATATTGCGAAGCGGCCGACTTGTTTTATCTATGCCGTTTAACGTAATTTTTAATTGTAAATCATTCATCAGTTGAACCGCTTCTTAGGCGGGCTTGTTCCCGCCATTCCATTAGTTCGGATAATGTAAACTCATACATAGCTGATGGTTGCCAATGAAATATTGAAGCAATATCCGCTATAGCATCTTCTACTCGGTTTGGGATCCCGTTGTTGCATTGTTCGATTTCTCTGACAAAAAACCAGCAATTACTTTTGTTATTTCGGAAAGGTCAATTAAATCTAAATTGAAAACTTCATGTTCAGCAATTGCTGGAGTTGCAATGCGTGGTAGTACTTTTGCTAGTGAATCAATATCTAGCTCGATAAAATCGACCAATTTTACTCCACGAAGATCACCCGTTAAAGGTTTGCGTATTGTTAATTCAGTAATAGTTGTTTTACCTGATTGTAAGCCTGATTTTAATTTAACTTGTTGTGTGTTTTGCATAACTTTTACCCTCATAATAATTTTATTGATAATTGTGATAGCCCTTGCGGGCTATGTTTGTTGATTTATTAAATTCCGATGGCGTGGCGTGCTTGTTTTAAACGATCTTTTCCGCCAATTTTATCTATCATATTGATATAATCGATTTCTGCGGTTTCTTCGTTGTCAATAACTTCCTTATAGTAGGTGCAGTGTGTTGTAATCTTAGTCGAGTTACTTTCGCCTTGTTTGAGTTCGCCGCGATCTTGTTCTTTGTGCCGCCCAGTCATAATAATTTCGACTTTAGTGAAATCCTCACTATCATCTTTTTGGTAAGCACCCGCAAAGCGTAATTTAACACCATTTAATAACCCACCATGTTGTTTTAGCACTTCGTATGCTAAGCCGCCGATTGACCACTCCACAACTAAGGCGTCATCGTCATAACCAAGATCGATAGGAGCAGAACCTGGCATACCACCGCCGCGGAAATTTTCAAGCTTGCGAGTTAATTTCGGTGGCGTAAATGATTCGACCTGACCGATATAAGATGTACCGTTAACATAAACGTTAAAGTATTTGAGTTTTTTAGGTAAAGCCATTTAGTTGATCTCCGCTTAATTAGTTGCTACCGAATCAGCCAGATCGACCAAATACTTGTCAGTAATGCGCTGGCGTAACATAAGGTTTTCTAATGGTGGTACTGGGGTGTAGTCGTAATCAATATAGAGCTTACCCGCTTTTAGAATGTCTGGTGTGTTCGCTTCTGGATCAAACCATGCTTTGCCATCAACAATGTAACCGTTCGATTTTAATTCACGGAATTTATTGTTGATGGATTCGACTAAGTCTTTAATTAATGATGCATGCATTGGCGCATCGACTAAGGCAAATTGTGCTTCGGCGATTGTGTCGGCCAATACTTGTGCTGTTCGTGTATAGTTTTCAAATGCAAATAGGTTATCAGCGGAACATGTGCGAGATCCCCAAAAGCGGTAACCTTGGTTACAAATTAATGTGGTTACTTCATGTTCGTTTAGGTAATTTGAATCAGAGCTTTCTTCTTGCAAATCCCAAAAGACATCATGAGAAATACCCGTTACACCATTAACGGTGACATTTGATAATGTTTTATGCCAGCCGACCTGTTGGTCGATTTTGGCACGCAAACCAATGGCCCTAGCAGTTGCGGCCAATGTGACATTTTGTTTTTGTGTTGTATCAAAACCAATAAAATCAGGCCAAATCACCATGGCTTCACGGGCGCCAAGTTGATCACGATAAAGTACTGCATCTTCTTTGGTTTTTGCTCCGTAAGCTGATAAATAACAAAATGCACGCAATTTTTGTGCTAGCGATATTAATGCGGTTGCAACTGGTAACGAATCGTAACCCGGTACACCCAAAATACGAGGTTTAACTTTAAGTTGGGTTTGCGCTGAAAGCAGGGCTTTCATGCCAGTATATTTGCCGTCGTTTGTTGTTGTACCAATGATATTTGCCGTTGTGTCGGCTTCTGTCGCACCTGTTTCAACACGCACAGCAACAATAACGGGTGAACACTGATCCGCAATGGCTTCAAGTGTTGGTTTTAGCGTGCCTTGTGAACCCGCTTTACCAATTACAGAATTAACGTTGGTAATTAAAATCGGTGTATTAAGTGGAAAGTGGTTAGCGTCCGCATCATCGCTGGTACACACAATGCCAATGACAGCCGTTGATACTGTTCTGATTGCTCGTGCACCTTCATTAATTTCGATAACTCGGACGCCGTGATGGTAATCGTTGGCCATAAGATCTCCGTAGCAGTTTACATATGTAAGGTTATAAAATAAATGTACGGAGATAGTTGCACATTAAAAAAAATGGTGTTAGTTGTTCAGGTTGTAGATTTTGTTTTTACAAGTTGAACAACTAACATCGATATTTTAAGTAACGTTTGGTTTTTCAGGCCAATTTATATCAGACTGGTTAATATCGACACGCATTAACAAGATCCGGTATTTTTTCCATTGCTTAAGTTGTTCTTCTTCGTTTGCTTCTTGCATATCAAGATCAATGGTATCTTGAAGCACTGCTATTTTTTCGTTGGCTTCATTGATTAATGTATTTTTTGTAATTGTATTTTTCTCATAAAAATGTTGATTACGCTTATTAATATCTTCAACCCATTTTTTTGTTTTTTCATTCCATTTATGAAAAGGAGAAGGTTTAGGATCAGAGTACGTTAAATCATTAAATATAACGCAACCTTTGCTCATTGCGTTATATAATTCGTCATGCTGTTCAGCTGTGATTTCAATAGAATCAACAGGGATTTCATGATTAATTTCATCTATATAAAATGATTGTGTTGTATGACTGTAAAAATGTTTCATGTTTAGAATCCTATAGCTATGTAAAAAAATCCAGTGTCCGCATACGCACCCAATGGGCTTTTACACCAGCATTTGAAATGTGATTTAGATATTGGATTAGCAGCAGTAGAATTGACGCCAGCGTATCCATCGCTTGTTATAATTGACATGCATACATTTGGGAATGTTATATAAAATGGCACAATATCTCCCTCCTGTCCTTTTGCTGATGCATATTGTGCTAGCCCCCATTGAACAAATAGCCCATTAGGTAATTTAATGTAACCATTTTTAGTAAAGGAGGTATTAAAATCACTAAGTGTGATTATTTCTGAGTTATTAAAAAAAGGTCGGTTTTTAAATACCGATGGTTCACTTATTTCATAAATAGATTTTTTCCCATCCATTTTTTTTACGGCTGGTAATGCATTAATATCGACAGCATTTAAAACGATGTCTTGCTTTAATTCCTTGTTATTAATTTTGCGTGTGATTGGTACATGCTTTTTTATACCCTCGTCAACATATTCACGAGTTGCCAACACAACAGATGGATCGATTTTTATTGCCACAGAATCAACATTATCAACAACAATAATCATTCTGATAATTTGTGTTCTGCCACTACCTTCGGCAAGTTTTGGCTTATAGGTTGAAGGACAATTACCCACAGCTATTAAATTGCCTTTATCATCATAGAGACCCACTTCGTGAATAAACCAACCTCCCTCCGTTTCGGGTATAACTTGTTCAGCAATGATTTGATTAGGATTGTTTTTATCAACAGAAAGTACATTAATTGCCGCACGACGTACTTCGTTAACAAGTGCGGTTTGAGTGGCGGTGGGTTTAGGTATTGAACCATTACCATCACCAACTGCAATACTGGTTAATTTTAGTGGGACTCCTAAAGCGGTTGCATTGGCTAAAAGTTCCGCCCCTAGTTTTGTTAATATTGTATAGTATGTTTGACTCATGGTTTTATTCTCATTGTGTCGATAAAATGTATAGCCACGCTTAAGTGGCGCTTAGATGAAGTAGAAATCGTATCTGTAATATAGGGATAAACATTAAGTGTATTAATACAATGAATTGTTGCACCTAAATGGCGTTTTGTTGTTGTATGGATGGTTTGGGTAATATACGGGTAGATATTTAATGTGTTCCCATCATAACAACTGGCTCCTATTGTTGTGCTACCGCTTGTTACCAGTTGCAGTGATAAACCTGATAAATGCCGTGAGACAGGTTTAACATCATCAATGATACGGCTTAACTCTTGGTAAGATTCATCGGTAATACCCTTATCTGATATACCAATTTCAATTGCAAATGTGCCAGGTGTTTTGCTGTTTTGCCACCATTCGATAACATTTATCAAATAACCAAATGGTTCAACTGCACGGCGAATGGCTTCCTTGGTACCTTTTAGTTTGTGAATTTCGAATGCTTCAGCAATAACTTTGCGTTTTGTTTGTTCTGGCCAGTTTTCATCCCAGCGATCAACACTATATTGCCAAGCTAAATAGGGTAATAGTTCGAATGGGCAAGTTTTTGGGTCCCAAAGTGAACGTAAATGAATAGGTGGATCACAAATCATAGCTTGTGATAGATTTTTTTCAAGTTGAGTGGCAGATGGTGGTAATAGCGTCCTATTCGTCATAACCGGCAACCTCAACGTGATAATTTGTGCAATAACTGGCTTGTTCTCGATTGATTAATATATCTTGTGCAGGTTGTAGTAATTCGACACGTTGAACGCCAGCAACATGTAATGCTGAAATTATTGCACTGCGATTAATTCTACGTCCAATGCGGTGTTTTTCGGTTATATACTCTTGCAAATTTTTGGTAGCCGCTTTTTTGATTGGTTCCGATTCGGGACCAGGATATAAATAAAGCTTGGCTTTTATTTCATACTCAATCAGGGTGACTGATTTAACCGTGACACGATCGGCAATAGGGCGACGATTATCTTGATTGACAGCATCGGCAACAATACGAATAAGATCGCTACTGGCTATACCATTATTCTCACGAGATAGAATGGCGAGAGTTACGCAAGCAGGTGCGGGGCTTTCGGCGGCGGCATCTAATACTCGACCGTCAGCACTGCGAGCATAAAACTCATAAGCGGCACGAGGACCAGCAACGGATAAACCTTCAAATGCGGCTTGAATTCGCATTCTAAAATCGCTATCTGATTCTTTTATTTCGGGGATTGATGGCGTGACTGTATTATCTTCGTGCTGAATGATTAAGCGATAAACATGAAAGTTAGCCCCTAGATTATCTAAGTCATTGCCTTTAGCGTGGGCAATCATTAATGCGTGCGATGCTTCGTTTATACGCTGGCGTATAATTAACTCATAATACGTGCTTTCTTGTAGTAGCTTAACGATTGGCTCACTTTCATATTGCAATGTTTTTGCCACTTCATTTTGTTGATCTGCTGGATATAGCGATATAAACTTTTCTTTACGTTGAGCAAATAAAGCTTCAAAGTCTAGTGACTCGATAATATCTGGTGCAGGTAGTTTTGATAAATCAGTTAACGTGGCCATGTTGCGATCTCTATATCACTGGTAAAAGTTTGATTAGGTTTGTCTGTGCGTGAGCCTGTTAATTGCATTATCAGTTTTTCTTTATCGGCAAAAACGTCTACAGCATCTAGTTTTATACGTGGTTCCCATTGATTTAATGCCATGACTGTCGCTGAAATGACACGCAATCTGGTTGCTTCGGTGTTTGGGTTGTCTAAAAGCAAAAATAAAAATGAACCATAATCACGGCGTTCTACGCGTGAGCCTATCGGTGTTGTTAAAATATCTTTAACTGATTGATTAATGTGATCCATATCAGTAATAGTTCGACCGTTCTGGCAATTCATTCCGATATAACTCATTTTTGAGGTCCCCCAGTTAGATCGCCACCAGCTTTGACTCCATTATGTTTATGCGTATCAAGTACAACCCCGTTTGATGACAATTTGCCTTGCTGATGAATTACGTTTCCAGTTAATACACCAGTATTACCGCTAGCACTGCCACCTGTTGCGCTAAATGATTTAAATGTCACATGATCACTACATTCAACAAGTGGTGTATCAAGGTGGATTTTGGTACCCGCTTTAGCGGTGATTTGTTCACTTGCTTCAATAACAGCAGTTTTTATGCCTTTTATGGTTAAACTGCTGTTTTTCGGTTCATATTCAAATGTTGCACCGTCTGGAAATGTTACTAAATAAGCATCTTCTGAAGTTGATGGCGCAGGGTTATCATTACAATAAAGGCTTGGTAATACGCAACCAAGTTCAAGATTACCATTTGGACTTAATATAAAAACCTGTTCACCAATAGAAGGGCGCCACCACGATCGGCTTTTACCTGCACGGTGAGTAAACCATGGTAACCAGGCAGTAACCAATTTGCCAGAACGCACTTTTACCCGATCGCCTTTGGTTTGACAAACAACGCCTTGGCGGATCAGGTTTTCAATTTTTCGTAATATATCGACTAGGTCGGCAGGGTGATAATTTTGCATAGCGCTATCATTATTATTTATAGGTAAACAATAAAGCTTATCGACTTGTAAAATTGATTTTTACAACTTACTAGCCAAGTGGGCGATAGTGATTTGCTCAATTATGTTATAGTCGTGTTGATTGAAGCCAAGCAACTTTCTGGACGGATATTTAATGGTCCAATCATCTTTTTTATTTACTCGTGCACGTAATCCGTAATGATGAATGTGTGTTATACGAGATACCGAATTAATAAATTTTACGGTAGCGCAGTTGCTGTTTGCTGATATGCGTAGATATTTAGTTGTTCGTAGCTTGGTAAACATTTTACGGCGAATCTTTCCCGTTTTTTTTCGAAACGCCTGTGGTCTTCTAGGTTCAAAAGAGGTGCCGTTTGGCTGTTTCTGGGCTGTAATACGTTTACGGTTACTTTCCCGTAGTTTTTTAGCAATTTCACGCGCTAATTTGGTGCGATTACTGTTATTTAGTTGAGTGAGTATGCCGTTTGCATACTCATGTAATTTATTTAATTCGTCGGCCATATTTCATTAACCCAATCAGGACGCATATCTATGGGTGGTTCGTCGGTAATGTGTTTGTATTCCAATCCGTTGCTTCCTTTTTTTACAATAACACGCTCTGTCAATTTCAGTTCAATACTGACATCGGTTGTATTATTGTTTAATTGCTCAATTTCAAATTTAATGGCACCTTTTCTTAGTTCAGGGTTTGCCATAAATTCTTGCTGATTGATATACATCCAACTCATTATTGGTACAATCAAATAATCAATGGGTTGTTCATAGTCAGTAATGATTAAATTAACTTTGTACTCATACTCAAAACTTAATGATTTGGCAGCCGTTGCTGTTATGTCACCGTCATCCACAAATATATGTAATTTATCGGGATTGTTTTTGATAAATAAATTATTGTCTTCAAGTACTTTTCGAAGTTGATTAATTTTTTTCATGCTGCTCCTGTTGGCATTGATAAATCATTTCGACTTGAACCGCACATTGATGCCATGCCGTTAAGATGGCTTGATTGTCGTCAATTAATGAGCGGTTCTGCTTTAAATTATTCATGGGAAGATAACAAGGCGTTACGGCTGGACAGCCAGTTTTGATAATCTGTACTTCCTTTGATTTCTGGCCGTGCGTACAACCGCTTAATAACATCAGGCAAATCAGTATCAGACCACATACGTAATTGTTTATTTTCATTGATAAGTTGCTCCAACTGTTGTTGATATTGACGATTTAACGTATCAACTGCTTGCAGTTGATTTTTTTGTTCTATTAGTTTTTGTTCGTTTGCTTGATATTGATCACTAAGGTTAAGCAATTCATTGTTTTTATAATCAATGATTTCGATCAATTCTTGCTTGTCGTCTTGAAGTTGTAGATTGCTTGCCTGTAATTGTTTATTTTTGGTGCTTAATAGTTGATCTCGTAAATAGCCAAACGATAAACAGAGCAGGAATAGCAACCACGGTAACAATTTATTTTTTAGTAGATTTTGCATAGCTTTCGTACGTCTCTTTGAGTTTTGTGTCATAACTGTTTTTTTTATAAGCTGGACCGTTGTAAAGTTTGGCAAACGTTGAAAAATCGTTATTTTTCATTGCTTGTAATAGCTTGCAATTCGATTTATGAGAAATAAAGCGGTAAAACGCATCTAACTGCATTACTTCGCTTTCTGTCATACATTGTTCAAATTGTTGAGCTGATTCATAACCAAGTAGTTGCCAGTGAAAGCCCATAATCTGAAATAAGCCCCAACTTGCACTTTCAATTGCCGAATCAATATCAATTTGTTTGGCCAGCGTTAGCCGATAGTTTTCACGAGCACCACCTAAATAACCACCAGCAATTGAGTTGACTAAATCTGGATAAGTATTTGTTAATTTTTCTGCATCAAAGCCATGCTTTTTAAGCTGACGGTAAAAGATATGCCTTTCAAATAGAATTACGGGCAAGCCGTTTTTAATACCTGATGAGCGAGCTTCAACTTTGGTTACTGCTTGTACCATAGCCAGCTCAACTTCTAGCTTATTAGCCACATTTTGCAATTGTTCAGTTGTTATCATTATTTATTTAACCTCTTATGATGCTGATGTTGATTTGGAGAACGGCAAAGCGTGCCAATGTTGCCTTTGCTTTTTAAAAAGCAGATCAGCAGTGCTATATTCATAACTACCTGAGCGCAGTAAGCACGGCTTAATAAACCGAAAGATGAGAATAAAAATACTGATGCACTTGATGTAATCATTAGCCATGCTAGCCAGCTATATTTGGCTTTGTATTGGCAATTTTCACGATCAAAGGTAAATAATCGAATAGCAATTAATAAACAAAGAAAAGCGTTAAGGGTTATCATGGTTTTCCCCCTTTAAATTTATCCAATAAATCAGATGGATCATCAAACTTTTTAATTAACCAAAGAAGTAGTTTGACACTTACCGCTGATGCCACTAACGCACCAAGACCAAGCGGTACCTTGGTTTGAATGTTGGATGGAAAAAGTGGTATTAGTAAATATAATGTTATTTCGGCCAACAATATTCCAAGCACAAACGATATAAAAAATAGAATGGTGCGACGAAGAACCGAGATATGCTCTTCACTAATTACCAGTAAGATTGATCCACACAGTGCGCCTAAAATAATGCCATTTTCAATATTGGGATAAATCATTGATATTGAAAATGCACTAATCACTGCGGTGAAGGTTGTTGTAGTTGGTTCTGTCATTCGGTTAATCCCATAAATTTAAGCGTTTTTTTTCTGGCTCTGGCACCACTTCAGGCACATTTACGGCGGTACCCATGGGGAGTGTTGCTGGCAGTTCACAAAGTGTTGGGTTTTGTTGGTAAATAATTTCAACAATCCCTTTAGTTTTGCCAAAAACTCGATACGCCAATGCGTCAACGGTTTCATTTTGCATTGCATAAACAATCATTAAATTAATTCCATGGTCGATCGTGATTTACCTAAAATGTCACGAATGGCATAACGTGCATTGCGGTATAAGTTGCCCACACTTTCGATGTTAGGTTCAATGTCGCCTTTGGCTTTTGCTGTTGCATCAAAATTAATGTACTGTTCATTCAATAAGGCGTTTGCCCATGAATAAACCGCATGCTTGTATAAAATCAAATATTTTGATTCACCATTAATTTGCTCATCATTTAGATCGTTAATCGATGTAATACCTGCCGCTTGCTTTGTTAGCCGCCAGTTATATAAGTCGTCATTCACTGCAATAATTGCACTGGCAATTGCTGTTTTTAATCGCTCTGTTGTGACGGTACCGTCTAGCCGTTGAGTTTTTCGAACATCACTGATATTAATTGCTGGAAAAAACGAAATATTACTGATTTCGAGATTGTCAGCTTCGTTAGCGCTTGCGATAGCAGTAAAGTCGTTCATAATTTACCTTTGTTGATCGGCGGTGGACAAAAGCGCTAATGTGTAAAATACATTTATTGCTTTTGTGCCGCCGAGGTGTGAGGGTTCACCCAGTTAAGAATCCGCCTTATTTAAGGCCTTTTCTAATTCTTTAATAGCTGTTTTTACGCCTGAACTTTCGTCAAGTTCAAGTGCTCGTTTTAAATAGCCTAAAGCTTGCTCTGGCTGTGTTTCTTTTAACACATAGCCAATAGCTTTATTTAATTTTGCTCTGACCTGATCAAACATATCTTTATCAGCCACTAATTCGGCAAATTTAAGCAAAACATCAGCGTTAACTGTTTGCTTATTGCTAATTTGTGCTAGCGTTGTATTAGCTAATTCTTCGGTAATTAGTGTGGCGGTTTGGCGTTGGTACTCATCGGGTGTAACCCAATTGTGTTTTAATGCATGCTCAGCAAGCGGGTAGGCAAGCTCAAATTGTTTGGTGTCAATCATCCATACCATTAAACGCATAAAAACATCATCTTGCTGAGCATTATCAGACTCAAGCACGCCGTTAATCCAATCCATGTATTCGGGAATAAGTTGCTTTTTAAGCTCAATTTTTGCTTCCGTTGATTGAAATTTTTTTAAACGAATACGATCGTTATTTAGCTTGGCTAGCATCATTTCGTAAGCGTTGATTGCTCGCAGGTTGTCTGTATTACGCTCCTTTTGAGCGTAATGTTTTTGTAAAAACTTTTGTGCTGGTGATATCATCTATCTTTCCCTTATCTGACTTCAATATTTTCAATTAAACAACCGGCATCATAACGTTCTACAACAAAGGCTTCGTTGGCAGATTGGAAGTCTTCAATGCGATCACGTTTAGGGTTATCAATAATTTGACGGCGAGCTGTTTCATTTTGAATATAGATAGCTAAATTGTTAAAGGATGTAATTAGCATTGCTCCTTTAGGGAAGTAGGGCACTCGGTATGCTGGTAATTCACCAATTGATTTTTTAGCAAGTAAGATTTGACCTGCTACTTTTTCGGTGTTCTTATCTGCTTCGTTAGCAATAGGGAAGTATTTATCATGAAGTAATCCACGACCACAAATAACAACTAGATCGGTGTCTTCTGAATAAACTGGATCGATTAAGTTTTCAACGGCATCATAGACTAATGCGTCAAGGTTTTTATAGTCACCACCGTTGCTGGCAATAATAATTTTACCTGGTGTTACTGTACCTTCGTTCATTACTCTTTCAGGTGCATCTTCTCGGTAATGTTGTAACCAGCCTTTATTTACATCTTGCAGTAAAGGGTATGTGGTTTTATTGGAAGTTGGTGCACGATGGGTACCATTAAATCCAATCATAATCCGATCTAATGCTTTTTGTTTAATTAGGGCATCACGCAAAAGGGTTTGAAAGTTCTTTTTGTGGCGCCATGCATCCAATTTTGCATAACGAATTGATGTATCGTAATTGGTTTGTTCACAACGGTAACTGAATTGGTTTAGATCTGAGATATCTACAGCTTCACGTTCTTGTGCTGTGGTATCGGTTGTACTGGCTGTTGTGCCTGTTACACCAACGCCAACTTTTTCACCTTCTTGGGCATCAACAAATTCAAAGTTAATTTTACTTAAGAATTCAGATGATTGTTGGGTGCGTTTTTCTAATGTCTGGTTTACCTCTGGATTGACAGCAAAACTTTCACTGGCATCATCAATGCCATTAAGCTGTGCAATGCGGTGTTTAAATCCATTAAATAACTTTCGGGTTTCATTTCTCATTATGGGTTTCCTAATTCGGTTAATCTTATTTGTTTGTTATCGTTGGTTTTAATCGTCTGCTTTTAGCAGTCGGTTTCAATATCCATGGAGCCGCCCGCCGAAATTGGACGTTCTGGCGATTCAGGAAGTTCACTCAATAGCTCGACAAGCTCAGTATTTTGTTTTTTTACTTTGGTAAGTTCGTTGGTTAATTCAACAATTTTGGCATCAAGATTAGTAAAGCGTTCAGTTGTCGCTGTTGCGAACTGTTCGATAATCTCACCAAGTTGTACAAACTTAGTAGAGTCTTTTTCTGATTTACTTTTAAATAAACCTGTTAGGCGATCTAACATGGCACTAAAAGCGGTATCACTTTGGGGATCCACCTCTTCAAAGTCGATCACTGTTTCTTCGGCAACGGTGAAAAGGTTATTTGGTGATTGTTTACGGCTAGCTAACGGGTTAACGCTTGCTTTTGCACTGAACTCTAAAAATTCGGTACCAAGGCTTGCAGGGTCGTCAGTGACAGCAAGACCAACAAGGTAAGCTTTGCCTGTGTCAGCAAATTCGGCATTAACTTCAATAGAGGTATAAACTTTTTGCTTAGCTTTATTAAGCTCAATGAGTTCATCAGTTGGTTCAATTTGTGCAAGTAATGCTAGCTTTCCTGCTAATGGACCGGTTTTGATTTCTTCGGCTCGTAATGCTAATACATCGCCATAGCGTTTAAATTGGCTATCAGGTGAATAACCTTTGATATGTTCCAAATTGATACGTGCACCATAAACATCACGATTATAATTTTCTGCCATTTGCTCGATCCATTCTTTTTGGATCTTACGGCCGTCGGTGGTAGCACCTTCGACCGCAACACGAAACCATTTTGATTTAATTTTTTTTGACTTTTTAACTTCTGTGCCCATTGTTGTAATCCTTAGCTGATTGTTTTGCCTTATGTTGAATTGACAAACAAAAGAGAGCAATTGGGGCAACTTGTAAATTAGAGTTTTACAACCAGAACAAACATAAAAAAACAAAAATCATAGGTAAATTGGCGTTACTAAAGGAGAACACATGGTAAACGTCAATTTATTAGATCATTTAATTAGCGATAATACCGATCCAAGAAAAGCGGCCAGATCGCTGTATTGGGCTGGGTATCGTATTAGCCGTATTTCTGAATTGTTGAATGAAAATATTAATACTATCCATAGCTGGAAACGGCGTGATAGGTGGGATGAGTCAACCGTATTGGATAGGGTTAACGGCGTTCTTGAAGCGCAATTAATCCATCTTGTTATCAAGCCAAATAAAGAAGGCAAAGATTTTAAAGAGATTGATTTACTTAGCCGTCAGCTAGAACGTACAGCCAGAATTGAAAAATATCAAAACGGCGGTAATGAAGTTGATTTAAACCCTAATATTGCCAACCGTAATGCCAAGCCGAAGCAAAAGCCTAAAACCAATCTTTTAACTGATGAGCAGATCGAAAAAATTAACGAACTATTTAATGATGGCTTATATGAGCATCAAAAAGTTTGGTATCGGGCTGGTATGCAAAATCGCATTAGAAACATAAATAAATCACGCCAAATTGGGGCAACTATGTTTTTTGCGCAGGAAGGGGCGGTTGATGCTGTGAATACTGGGCGTAATCAGATATTTTTATCCGCATCAAAATCACAAGCATTTCAATTTCGGCAATATATTATTGATTTTTTCCACGGTATCGATATGGATCTGAAAGGGGAAGTTATCCACTTTCCGCATAATGACGCTCGCCTTTACTTTTTAGGTACCAACTCTAAAACGGCACAAAGTTATCATGGTAATTTATATCTGGATGAATATTTTTGGATTAATAAATTTTTAGAATTGCGTAAAGTTGCATCTGGTATGTCGAGCCAAAAACGTTGGCGACAAACTTACTTTTCAACGCCTTCCAGCATTAATCATGAAGCGTATAAATTCTGGACTGGCGAGCTATTTAATAAGGGACGTAGAAAAGAGCAACGTATTAATGTTGATATTTCTCATCAAGCTTTAAAAAATGGCAAATTATGTGCTGATGGACAATGGCGGCAGATTGTTACTATTGAAGATGCCGAGCAATTGGGATTTGATTTATTCGATATTAATCAACTAAAACTAGAATATAGCCCCGATGAGTTCGCTAATTTATTTTTATGTAATTTTATTGATGATTCATCATCAGTTTTTCCGCTATCGAGTTTACAACCGTGTATGGTCGATTCTTGGGATATTTGGGATGATTATAAGCCATTTGCAATGCGCCCACTTGGTGAGCGGCCAGTATGGATCGGCTATGACCCGTCACATACGGGTGATAGTGCTGGGTGCGTTGTTGTTTCACCGCCATTGGTTGAGGGTGGAAAATTCCGAGTCATTGAAAAGCATCAATGGACAGGTATGGACTTTGCCACACAAGCCGAAGCCATTCGAAAAATGACCGAACGCTATAACGTTACCTACATTGGTATAGATGCCACCGGGCTAGGTGAGGGTGTTTATCAGTTAGTTAAGCAATTTTATCCTGCTGTAGTGGCATTTAAATATTCAATTGAGATTAAACAAAGGCTAATTTTAAAAATGCAAGATGTGATCAGGCGTCAGCGTTTAGAGTTTGATGCAGGTTGGACAGACTTAGCCCAATCATTTATGGCAATTCGAAAGACATTAACGGCCAGTCAACGTTATGTAACGTATGTGGCTGATCGTAATGAAGATGTATCACATGCCGATATTGCATGGGCAACCATGCACGCAATTTATAACGAACCGCTAGAAAGTATTAGCGGAGCTAACAGCAACAGCGGATTTATGGGAGTATTTTAGTCATGACAGAATTAACACAACAAAAAGAAAAAGTAGAGTGTTTTACATTTGGCGATCGTGAGCCTTTAGCCGATGCCAAAGACTTATTAAGTTATTTACAATGCACATCGTGCGGCAATTGGTATGAACCGCCAGTTAATTTTGATACGCTAGCCAATACCTTTAGTTCATCGTCATATCATAGCAGCCCGATATACGTTAAACGAAATATCTTAACCAGTACTTTTATTCCTCATAAATACTTATCACGTCAGGCATTCGAACGCATTGCTAATGATTTTTTAATATTGGGTAACTGCTATCTCGAAAAACGAACAAATATGCTAAAGCAAACCGAGGGGCTAAAACCAACACTGGCGAAATACACACGGCGAGGTGTTGAAGAAAACGAATATTGGTATATTGATAAATATTGGGAAGAACATAAATTTAAAAAAGGTTCAGTTTGGCATATGCTAGCACCTGATATAAATCAAGAGATTTACGGATTACCTGAATATTTAGCCGCCATTAATTCGGTTTGGCTTGATAACTCGGCTACCGTATTCCGTCAACGTTATTATAAAAATGGTTCGCATGCAGGGTTTATTTTATATTTGTCTAATCCATCACATAACGAAAAAGATATTGAAGAATTAAAGAAAGCATTGCAAAGCAGCCGTGGACCAGGCAACTTCCGCAATTTGCTCATGTACTCACCAAACGGTAAGCCAGATGGATTAAAACTGATACCCGTTGGAGAAGTGGCCGCTAAAGATAATTTTGCAGATATCAAATCAGTTAGCCAAGATGATATTTTGACAGCGCACCGAGTTCCACCGTCACTGATGGGAATTACTCCAAAAAATACGGGTGGATTTGGTGATCCTGAAAAAGCCTCTAAAGTGTTTGCTCGTAATGAAATTAAACCGTTGCAAGATAGGTTTTTACAGCTTAATGACTGGATGGGTGAGGAGGTAGTTAAATTTAATCCATATCTGCTTGAATAAAAATAAACAAAAATGTTTATTTTTAGATTGAAATAATAAACATTTTTGTTTATTATTTAACTGTCTTAAAACAGCACGGAGCAATAATGAAACAAAGTGAGTTTTTAAGATGGTTAGTTGCTCAAGGTGTTGAAGTAAAGCAAGGAAGTAATCACCTGAAACTTTATTACAACGGAAAGCAATCAACAATGCCAAGACATCCTAGCAAGGAGTTAAAAAACGGTACAATGATAGCAATCAAAAAGCAACTAAATCTAAAATAACTAAAGCCCTCGTAAGGGGGCTTTTCTTTAAAAGAGGTTATTATGTTTTATCCTGCAAAACTAACTAAAGAAGATGATGGCTATACAGTAACATTTAGGGATATTCCTGAAGCAATTACTTGTGGTGATGATTTGCAAGATGCGTTAGATATGGCTCAAGATGCATTAGTAACAAGTATGGATTTTTATTTTGAAGATCATCGCACCGTTCCATTACCAAGTAAGGCTAAAAAAGGGGAATATTTAATTGAATTACCCGTGAGTATTTTTGCCAAAGTGCTTTTACTTAATGAAATGGTTGAACAGAATATTTCTAACGTCGAGCTAGCAAAACGTATTCACGTAAAACCTCAAGAAGTGCAACGTATTGTTAATTTAGAGCATGCAACAAAAATCGATACGATCAGTAAAGCATTGTCTGCTTTGGGTAAGCGTCTTGAATTAAATGTAGCTTGACTTAATCACATAATCAAACAAATGAAAGCTCCGAAAGGGGCTTTTTTTTGTTATTAACATATATATACAATTCAGCTAACTAAATGTAATATTTAAAAATTTAATTTTAACTATAAAGCGCATAGAGAAGCGATTTTTATTTTACACATAGCTGTTCACAGATTTTGAGAACGCTTTACTATGAGCGTTTTTGGTGGGTTATATTTGATTTTTTGATCTGACCCTAGCTAAAAGTTATTGCGCCAGAGAAACCCCACGTCACCCCCACGTTAAAAGTGTGGGAAATTGTGCAAAGTTGCAAACATCACAAAAGAAGCCCTAGTATAAGGGCTTTAGCGATCCGTGATTCTTTTTAGATCTTTCATTTTCGTGCAGTGTAGGTGTGCATTTACTTTTGCATTGCTAGTATCATATTTTTTGCAATAGCTCTTATTACTGGAACGCATACACTATTTCCGAATTGTTTGTATGCTTGTACATCAGATACGGGGATTTTAAAATTTTCAGGAAATCCTTGTAATCTTGCTGCTTCTCTAGGTGTTAATTTCCTAGGATTTTTATTTTTTTGCTCGATTAAAATTTCACTTCCATCTTTATAATACCTAGCAGAAATTGTATTAGTATATTCGGAATCAAAATTGACGAGGCTATAACCAAATCCTTTACCTTTGGCTTTATTTTCAATTTTTCGCCTCTGATGTCCAGCCCACAGTCTATCGGAAATAGTGTATTTTTGATCAACATTCTTTTCCAAGATATCACCAACTTTTGTCGGTTTATTCAGCGGTTCAGGAAAAGAGAATTGAACTGCATGGTCAAGAAAACCAATGATATAAATTCGTTCTCTATTCTGAGGAATGCCAAAATCTCTAGCTTTTAAAACATCATAATAGACTTTATAACCGGCCTGTTCTAAATGCATCAGAATAGTTTTTAATGTATTACCTTTGTCATGTCCTTTTAGTTGCTTTACATTTTCTAGCAAGAAAGCTTTAGGTTTTCGTTTAAGTAAAATACGTTCGATATCAAAAAACAACGTTCCTCTTGTATCTGAGAAACCTTTTTTTAGTCCAGCTTGAGAAAATGGCTGACAGGGAAAACCTGCTAATAAAATATCATGCTCAGGAATATCCTCTTCACTAATCATGGTTATATCACCAAAAATATTTTCATTACCATGATTTTCAACATATGTTTTTATAGCATGCTGATCTATTTCTGATGTAAATACGCATTCAATATTATTAGATGCCAACTCAAAACCTAAACGTATGCCACCAATACCGGCGAATAAATCTATAATTTTCATAAAATTTAATTATCAATCCAATAACTTAATACACTAGGGATGTCCCTGTTGAAGTAAGTTTCAAAATCTATAACATTATGTCTAGATGCTAATTTTTTAGATATTTTGACAGAATTTAAAACAACAATAATAATATTATGTTGTCCCATTTGTTCTGCTTTGCTTTCAGAAATATCATCGTCAACAGTTAATAAATAAATATTTGGCAAATTAGAACGTTGAATTTCTTCAACTACTTCTTGCCAACGTTCCCTTAAAGTTGTTTTCATTGACCCGACGATAGTTCTATTTCTTAATTTTTTAAATGCCTCAACGCTTGGAAGAATGGAATCAACGACTTTACCTAATCCAAGATTATCAAAGGCTTTTTTACCAATATTAGCTTGTGACTCAAAAGAATATCCAAAATAATCGTATAATGAATAAATTATACCTTCAAATACTTTTCCTGCACGAGATCTTCTTGATTGTGTGTTACTTAAGCAAAGCTGATAAATATATGGACTTATATAACCAGAATAAACACCAAATAACTGATTTAAGCGAGTATAAAAATCCTCTTTTGACACACCAGATAGTGTTAATAATTCA